ACGGATTGAACGCTGAGGCTGAGTTAGCAAACATTCTATCAACTGAGATTCTTGCTGAGATCAACAGAGAAGTTATCAGAACTATCTACAAGTCCGCAGAACAAGGTGCTACAATTAACACTGCAACTGCTGGAACGTTCGACTTAGACACCGACAGTAATGGTCGTTGGTCAGTTGAGAAGTTCAAAGGACTTCTATTCCAGATAGAAAGAGATGCGAACCAAATCGCACAAAGAACTCGTCGAGGAAAGGGTAACGTTGTGTTATGCTCTGCCGACGTTGCTTCAGCTCTAACAATGGCTGGAATCCTAGACTACACCCCTGCACTTAACGCTAACCTAAACGTTGATGACACTGGTAATACATTTGCTGGTACATTGGCTGGTAAGTACAAAGTTTACATCGATCCTTTCGCTGCAAACAATGACGCTAATCAGTACTACGTTGTTGGTTACAAGGGTACTAACCCTTATGATGCTGGATTATTCTACTGCCCTTACGTTCCATTACAGATGGTAAGAGCTGTGGGACAAGACACATTCCAACCAAAAATTGGCTTTAAGACTCGTTACGGAATCGTTGCAAACCCATTTGCCGAAGGTAACGTATCTAACCAAGGTCTTGGAAGACTTCTATCCAACTCAAACCGTTACTACAGAAGAGTAAAGGTTGCAAACCTAATGTAATTCAGATAATTACAATCTTACAAGAGACCCCAAAAGGGTCTCTTTTTTTATGCCTATATAATAGACGGTTCAGTATGAGAATTATGAATAAATTAAAATGGATCTCTGTTGGTCTTGTTGGCAGTCTCTTCGCTGTATCACATATCGGAATGATTGGATATATTGCAACTAGACAAAAAAGCAAATTACCAAACATTAATGTGCCAGTAGGCCCATATACCTCATATAAAGTGAGCGTACAAGAGGATGGATATGCTATTTCATATAAAGCAAACGATCCCAAGACTGCATACATCACTAAGGACATCAAGGAGAAAGGTGGTTTCTTAGGACTAGCAAACAACACTACTAAGATTGCAGAAGAATACTTCATGGATGGTCAGACCAATCAAGGTGGTGCAGTATCTAACACTCGCTCATGGTTAGACCAGAAGCCTGGATTGACTCAAGAGCAATCAGATAAGATAACTGCCGCACGACAAAGTGAAGAATGTATCAAAGCAATAGGAAGTGCAGAAGGTACAGGTAGATTAGTTGGAACTAGTGTGGGTGCGGCCGCAGCTCCTACTCTCTCAACTATTCCTTTTGTTGGTTGGGTTGCAGCTGGTTGGGTAGCGATGTTTGGTGGTAATCAAGGTGCAGAAATAGGTGGCAACATGGCCGAAGACCTTAATAAAAACTGCTAAATAAAAGTAAAACCCCATGGCGGTTACTGGTAATAACAATTTTACTGCCTTCTCTAGGCAAGTTTCTAATAGGAATTTCCTATCGCCTGCTGGATTTAAGTTCAATTTGGCTAAAACACCAAAGGTAGATTTCTTTTCACAGTCGGTTTCAATTCCAAATATCAATCTTGGAGTGTCTATGCAGACATCTTACTTGAAGGATATCCCTGTGCCTGGAGATAAGATGGACTATGGTGACTTGGATATTGAGTTTTTTATTGATGAAAATCTAGAAAACTATCTACAGATAGAAAGATGGATGAGATCTCTTGGATTTCCAGAGACCATTGCTGAATCAATAGACTTAGATCCTAACCCAGATGATCTACTTATGGGTGCCAGATCGGATGGAACTCTGTTAATATATAATAGTAGCTTCAATCCAGTCGCAAAGGTTCAGTTCAAAGATATGTTCCCATCATCATTGACACCTGTGCCATTTACTGCTGACCAAACTGATATAAATTATATTATGGCGACAGCTACTTTCAAATATACTATTTTTAATGTGGAGAGTTTGATCGAGAATGAATCTTGAGTTCATACAAGGACTTTGGGATAAGGATTCGGTTATAGATGATGAATTATTGCACTCAGAATCTACTAAAACACCAGCCTTACACGCAAAGTATTACAAAATATTTACTAACATCCTGACTTTACAGAAAGCACAGGAAACTCAATATAAAATATTGAAGAAGGAAAAATGGATATACTATAGTGGTAAAGCATCACCAGAAGTATATCGAGAAAAACCTTTTGATTATAAAGTTCTAAAGGCCGATTTAGACAAATACTTTGATGCAGACCCAGATCTCATCAGATGTACCGCAAAGATAGAGTACTACCAGATAATGTTAGATTATTTGGAAAGCATACTCAAGGTCATTCAAAACAGAACCTACCAAATAAAGAATGCCATTGAATGGCAAAGATTTACGAATGGGTTATGACAAATCTCAAAATTGCCAAAAAGAATGAAGTGCATCTTACAGTAGATGCAGAACCTCATGTACAACAAGAACTATCAGATTACTTTACATTTGATGTTCCTGGCGCAAAGTTCATGCCTCAATACAGGAGTCGTCATTGGGATGGTAAGATAAGATTATTTTCTACTGCTACTGGAGAAGTATATGTAGGATTGTTAGATAAGATAGTCTCTTGGGCTAAGAAAGCAGACTATAATGTAGAATTTTTAGAGAACGAAACTTACGGAACTCCATTTGAAGAGAACGAAGAGATATCATTAGAAGGCGTAAAGGACTATATGACTGCAATCTCCAGTCATAAACCAAGAGATTATCAGATTGATGGTGTATTTGATGCACTTAGAAACAACAGAAGACTAATTATATCACCCACTGGGTCAGGTAAGTCACTCATGATCTATGCTGTTGCACGTTATCATGTAGGTAGAAAGAGAAGAATATTACTTGTAGTCCCAACTACGTCTCTTGTAGAACAAATGTACAAGGATTTCACTGATTATGGTTGGGATGTTGAAAAATATTGTCATAAAGTATATGCTGGTAGGAATAAGAGTTCACAACAACGTGTAACAATATCGACTTGGCAGTCGATTTACAAGATGGATAGACAGTGGTTCTCTCAATTTGATGTTATAATAGGAGATGAAGCACATCAATTTAAGTCTAAGTCACTAATCAGTATCATGTCTAAGATGAGAGATACAAAATATAGATATGGATTCACTGGAACATTAAGTGGTACACAGACTCATAAATGGGTTCTAGAGGGGTTGTTTGGCCCATCATACAAAGTGACCAAGACATCAGATTTACAGGCCAAGGGACAACTGGCGAAGTTATCTATCAGAATTATACTCCTAAAGCATGAACCAAGACAGTTTGATGACTATAGGGAAGAGATGAATTATATTATAGAACATGATAAGAGAAATTTATTCATAAAAAATCTTGCTTTGACTCTAAAAGGTAACACACTGATACTTTACAGTCGAGTAGAGGCTCATGGTGAACCATTATATAACTTAATAAATAGTTCTGTAGAGAACGCAAGACAAGTATTTTATGTACATGGCGGAGTCGATGGACAGGAAAGAGAAGAAGTCAGGTCAATCACTGAAAGGGAAAGTAATGCAATCATTGTTGCCAGTTACGGCACCTTCTCAACTGGAATTAACATTAAAAACCTTCATAATGTAATTTTTGCTTCACCTTCTAAATCTAGAATTCGTAATCTTCAGTCCATAGGTAGAGTTCTCCGTAAATCAAAGACCAAAACTCAAGCAATGTTGTATGATATTGCTGATGACATCACATATAATTCACAGAAGAATTATACTTTGAACCATCTCATAGAAAGAATCAAAATATATAAAGAGGAAGACTTTAATTATGAACTATCACACATCAAGATAAAATAAATGGAAGAAGAATTCTACGCATCAGTTAAATTAGTCTCAGGCGAAGAGATCTTTGGAGAGGTTATGCCTTCTGAAGAAAATGGTCGCACGGTTTTAATTATTAGTGATCCTGTAGAAATTGAAACAGTGAGTATGGATGGGAGACATGAAGGACTTCGCATGATGCCATGGTTAAGAAGCATGCCTACTGAAGGAATGATAATTATCCCAATGGATAGAGTCATCACTGTAGTAGAAGCAAGAGAGAATTCTGAGGTCGTCGCCTATTATCAGAGATTTATTATGACAAACCTTAACCAACGTTCATCAGAAAAGATTAAAGTAACTAAAAAAATGGGATATGTAATTTCTGTGGAGAAGGCTAGAGAGTCCTTAGAGAATATCTTTAAGAAAGGCTCAGAAGCCCCTGAGTAACTAAGAGCTTTATAGCAGCTAAGGCTGTTTTGCGCTCTGACAGAGCTATTGTACATCCATTTTACATACTTGTCAAGCGTCTCACTTTATGGTATACTTAATACATTACAAGAGGTAATATAAAATGCCCGCAAAAAAGGCAACAGCAGCAACGCCAGGAGCTCCTAAACGTAAGAGAGCTAGATCTGAACATTACGTTAATAATAAAGAGTTTCTATACGCAATAGTGCAATATAAAGCTGATGTAAAAGAAGCGGAGGAGAAGGGCGATCCTAAACCACGCATTACTAATTACCTCGGAGAGTGTTTTGTAAAGATTGCAACCCACCTTTCATATAAACCAAACTTTGTAAACTACATGTTCCGTGAGGACATGATATCAGATGGCATCGAGAACTGCGTTCAATACATACATAACTTCAATCCAGAGAAATCTACGAATCCTTTTGCTTACTTCACTCAAATCATACACTATGCTTTCCTCAGACGTATACAGAAAGAGAAAAAACAAATGGAGATCCGTGAAAAGATCATTGAGAAGTCGGGGTATGATGAGGTTATGCACGTTGACGATCCTTACGGTGGTAATTCTAGTGACTACAACTCTATAAAAGAGGCAGTACAAACAAAGATGAATCAATAATGAAATTAACTCAAGAATTAATTGACCAGATACAGGAAGCAATGCTACATACCAAAAAGGATGGTAGTCTAAACTGGAAGGATGAAGATGAGGTTGTAGTACAGTTAGCAGGGACATTTGCTGCTG